GCAAACGCACACAAAATTCGTTTTATGGTGGTTTCAAGAAACAATTTACAATGCAAATAGTAGAAACAATCAACTAAAGGTGGTGAATATGATAGAACAATGTTATCCGTATAAAAAAGGAAAAAATAATTGTTGACTTTTGTTGACTTTTGTTGTATATTATATGTATGGAAGCAATAAAGCAAAATCAAAGAATAGACGTTGAAGAGATTGTCGATACCCGTGATATGGATAGTTTGTGGAAACCGATTTTAGGCACCGGCGAGATTGTAGAATGCGAAAATTGTGGACGCGACATAGTTATCCATGTATACATTACTGTTTTTGATACTGTCACAAAAAATATTGTATCAAGAAATATAATTGGGACAGAGTGCTGCAAAAAACTTAAAGCATATTTTAACGGAATATCTGTAACTAATAAAGATTACTGGAAAAAAAATGGGAAAAGATACGTTTAAAACAGAGGTGATTAGAATCCGTATTAATTCGGAAGATAAAGTAAAATTACAACAAATAGCAAAAAAAAACTTTCGTTCATTTTCGGATCAATGCCGATTAGTTTTTCATTTTTGGATTGAAAGCGGGGAACATGGCAGATCTTGATGATTTAAAAGCTGGTGTCGATTATTTTTGGAAAACATTCGAAGTGTTGATAAGTAGCATAAATGAATTGTATAAACGTGTCAACAAACAAAATGAAAATTTGAATGATATAGCCAAAGAGATAATCGGTATAAGATCGATAATTGACTCGCTTGAGAAAAAACAACACAGAGAATAATTTTGTATTATATTATAATCATGACATGGGCAATCAACTAAAAAATCACAGGGCTTAAACAACCAATACCCGGAGAACTTACCATGTCGAGACTCCGGGTTAAGCCCTTTTTATATAAGGAGTTGACATGGCTACATACAAGATTCTCAAAAGATCTGACGTAAGATGTCCAAAGTGTTTTGCCCTTGCGTTTGAAATGCCCAAGGAGTCGGGACGGGTTACGTGTGAATGCGGATTGACGTACACGTATCAGCTTATGAACAATCAATTTAACATGGCCGGCAATGACGATGCGCCATTTATTTTTAATGAAATTCCAGAAAGTTTGTAGATTATGCACATATTGTTTTGTGAAAATATTAGAATGGATTTTGTATCTAACAATTGGGTGAAGTACTTTACTAAAACAAGTACGGCGAAAAAATATGTTGATCATATCAGTGGCAAAAGAAAGTGGTATGTTCGAGTCGGCAGTTCAATAGTGTCAGACACAAAAAACGATATTCGGTATCGAATTGAAAAGATCGTACCAGAATCTGAAACATTTGAAGATACAAAACCCGTTGAATCTATCGGAACAACAACATTACCGCCGGATGATGATTTCGATAAGGAGTGACACCAAATGGATTCATTAGAATATTCTACACTGTTATTCGCATCTGGGAATACAACACCGAGCTATCATGGTACTCGTAATGATGGAATGGTTTGTAATGCACGTCCGGGTGAGTGTCGGTATAATTTAAGGTATTATACAATTTCCAGAGGTTTGATAGATATGTCGGCGTGGTCTTTGCACATAGCTGATGAAGGTTGTAATTTAACGTGTCCCTATTTAAAAGGAAAAGATTAGTATGGCAACAATGATAATTGTGCTTGGAGTAGTTCTCATGATAATTTTTTGCGCATTAACCGCATTTGCAACATACGTATGGTTGCAACTAAAGCGGTCAAGAGATGTGTGTGATAATTATGAAGATGTGTTGATTGACAATCACGCGGAATATTTTAGCGAATATCTTGATATGTTACAACCAACAAGCAAAAACAAATAGCATTATTATGAGTAATACCGAATGCGACGATATGAAAGAAACCTGGGAATACATAGATGGATATAACAATATGAGAGTAGTTGTAATATACAATCCGTCATCTCCAAATCCTAAGAGGTGCGTTAAATATTTTAGTTTGTCCACAAAAGAACAAAAGCAAACTGTGAAAACTATATAGGTCCAAACGCTGAAGGTAGATAAGAAAATGCCGGGAAGAAACAGTATCCCAATCGAATTTAAGATTTTAGAAGGCAATCCTAATCGGCTTACTAAAAAGCAGATTAAGGAGCGGCAAGCGGCAAAAATTAAAATCGGCGATGATGATTTTAGAATGCCACGGTCTTTAAAGGGCAAAAAGTTTGCCGAAGAAAAATGGTTGTGGTTAATTCAATTGTTTAAAGAGGCAAAAGAGGCAGGTTTCGATTTAGTGAGTACCGGGGATACTGGTGTAATTGAAAGGTATTGCTTGACTTACGATGAGTACAATACCTTTCAAGAGCTGCGTAATGAGATCAAAAAAGAAATGAAAGGAGATATACGGAAGGAGTTTTTAAAAGCGACTACAATAAACCTGGAGACTAACATCAACAAAAAGGCTGAGATGCTTCTACAAATGGAGGGGCATCTGTACTTGACGCCACTGACTAAGGCGAGAAACATCATCAAGCAAAACAATAAAAAAGTCGAAGAAGATCCATTGAAGAAAATGGGATTCGAGAACGTATAGGAGTTATTATGAATCTGTATTTACTTACGATAAAAAGAAAAATTGAATGGGATACATACGATTCGGCTGTTGTGGCGGCCGTTAATGAAGACATAGCGCGCAATATGCATCCAAGTGGAAATTGGAGTAAAGAAGAACATTACGAGGAGTGGTGTCCCAAGGATCAGGTTTACGATCAAGTTGTTGTTAAAAAAATTGGGGAAGCTGACGGAGATATTCAACCTGGAGTGATATGCGCGTCTTTCAACGCAGGATAGGATAATGAAAGCTAAGCAACACGTATCGATACCAATAGACGAATCGAAGGAATTTACAAAGCTTGGAATATTCGGATCGAGAAGCTTATGGGATTCAAGAGCTGAAAAAATATTGTACGATGAAATCATAAAATATAACGTCACAGAAATAATAACAGCAGGAGAACCGCAAGGTGTATGTGAGCATGCGCGAAAGATTGCACAAAAATACTCTATACCGTTAAAGCTTTACTTCCTTGATTTTAAACACTTAGCAGGTGCATACGAACACAGAAGTATTAATGTTTTTAAGGCTTGTGAACGTATGGTATTTGTGCATGACGGGAAAAATAAAGGAACTAAAAACGAAATTGTTATAGCGCAAAAAATGAATGTACCAATGGTCATACACGTAATAGAAGCTAAAAAGAAAAAAGATAAAGAAACTGACGAGTGGAATTCCAAAACTATAGAATGGTAGGAGAATGACATGGACAATATTTGCCCGCACTGGAGACTTGCGACGGACGGATGTCACCCGGTTATATGTGACAGGTGCTTTCACCCTGATGTTAAATTGTGGGGGGAACAAAGACCGTATACAGAGGAAAACATTGATACATGTTCAACGTCAAAGCCGGAGAAAATTACCACTACAAATATTGACGGAACACATAGTTACATTATAATAAAATAAGAAGAAGACGGTAATGCCAAGAAAAAGAATAAAAGACCGTAGATGTTGCGCTGCGTGCGCGTATTGGGTATTTAAGGAAACACAAAACTATATTGCGTATGGTGAATGCGCAAAGCAAGATTACAAACTAACACAAGAATCGTACGGGTGTGAAAACTTTTTGAATAACGATAAACCTGGTAAATTCTGTAATATAGAATTTTGGTGCAATAAAAAACGAGGACACATTTGTGTTTGGGAAGGGGGATGCCGGTATAGACGTTTTAAATATCCGGGATAATTATGAGAACGAATAAATGCTGTGAGAACAATTCAATTGTCATTATCGATGGATGGAGTGGTTTATGCCGCAAGTGCGGGAGATTTCATTACGATGAAATGTCGTACCAGCTTTCCGTTAAAGATACTAAAAAAAAATTGGCAAAAAATTATACCGAATACTTAGGCATGGGAAAGGTAAAGAATTTAAATCGGCATTGTCCGACTTATTGAAAGTGTACAATATAAATAGGAGTAAAAATTAATATGGATATTATGGCAGTAGGTATTATACAATTGTTTGGCGTGATCATAATTTCCAATCAGAGCGTAAGTATAATTTGCAGGATGCATGCACATAACGATATTCCATCGGTACAAATTTGGTGGTTTACAATCGGAATTGCGCTTACTGTTTTCCGGTGGATATTCGGGATTTAAATGGCATGGATAATCAGCAAGGCGCTAATGGATCTTTACGAGAACTCGCTTTGTTCGCGGGTGCAGGCGGTGGAATCCTTGGCGGAAAATTGCTTGGATGGAAAACCGTGTGCGCCGTGGAAATCGATCCCTATGCCGCAAATGTACTTGTCGCACGGCAAAACGACGGGTGCCTTGAACCTTTCCCGATTTGGGATGACGTGCGAACTTTTAACGGGAAACCGTGGCGAGGACTTGTTGATGTGGTATCAGGAGGATTCCCGTGCCAGGATATTTCATGCGCCGGAAAAGGTGCCGGAATCACAGGAAAAAAATCAGGATTATGGACCGAGTTTGCAAGGATCATACGCGAGGTACAACCAGCATTCGCGTTTATGGAAAACAGCCCAATGCTTACTGTTCGGGGGCTTGGAAACGTTATCGGATGTTTGGCCGAGATGGGGTACAATGCAGAATGGGGAGTTGTTTCAGCGAATGAAGTCGGAGCACACCATGAAAGGGAAAGGATATGGATTGTGGCCTACTCCAACGAGCGGACCAAGAGATTCATCGTGCACGATGAAAACGGCTTTAAAATGGAGCGGGAAAAGTCAACAGGATTCTTTAAGTTTTTTTGTGGCGAGACAGGAATTAAAAGAAGGACGACATATACCGGATGGGACATTGAACCCGGAATGGCTAGAGTGGTTTATGGGTTGGCCAATAGGGTTCACAGGAATAGAGCGATTGGGAATGGACAAGTTCCGGCAGTGGCGGCAACGGCATGGAGAATTTTGACAAATAATATCAGATAAAAATAACTCTGCCAGTACCCGTGGTTTCTGAAATCATGGCGCGAACATGGGCGTTTATCGTTGCAGCGACCGGGTCGATGCGCTCTTTGCTCTTCTTCTTTGTTAATATGATGTTTTTGTTCCTGTCGACTTCGTCGACAACAGCATTGCCCATAGCCCAAGTCAGGACCGGATTACCGTCATGGACGACTCGCTTAGAGTAGACCATTTCCCTAAAATCTTTCGTAGGTTCCGAAAGAGTTTTGACTCCCTGGACAATCTCAACACAGATTAAACCTTTCTCCGTCAATGAGTTACTAATCTGTTGCGTGCCCCATGGGTCAAGGCACACCTCCTCTATAAGGCATCCTAATTTTTTTTGTGTATCGATGATGTATTGTTCGATAATCCGGTAGTCGATTACGTCCCCGGGCGTGGTTGTTATCCATCCCTGCTGCATCCATAGCTGATACGGTACGTTGTCGGTATTGGTTTTCGCACGCATCGTTGTCTCTGGCATCCAGGAATGAGATAAAACATAGTACAAATCGTCGATCGGGAACTCGAAAGTTACGCTTGTAAGGTCGATTTTAGCCGATAAATCGACTCCAACATAGCAAGATTTACCTCTAAAATCAGGGAGTTTACCCTCACAGAACGTCCATTTTGCCAGATCCATGTACCCTGCTTCGCGCATCGATACCCAAACGTTCATAGTTTTGGTGAGAAAATCCCTCATTTTCTCAGGTTTATCGATGGCTATTTTCAATTCTGCCCGTATAGAATCGATTCCCTCTTTCGTTTTTACCAGTATTGGATTAGATTTTGCCCATACCTTTTCGTCTTTAACATCGTCGATTAGATTGCCTTCGTTGTCTTTGTCCAGTTCGTAAATATCAATCAGGTATCTATCGTTTTCTATTGGATTATCAGGATCAAGAATCTTTGTAACATATTGGTATTCATCTTTATAGCACGGGTGCGTAAGATCGAATCCTGACGTTGTTATCATAATCAACAAAGGGTTTTTTCTGGTTTTCATTCCCGATGATAGAATATTGTAGTATTCATCTGTCAGGTGCGCATGATATTCGTCTAGTATGCCACACTGCGGATTACCGCCGTCACCTTTTTTTTTATCTTCTTCCGTGAGTCGAGCAAATATAGAATCTGTTTTAGGGTATTTTATTACGCCGTAAGACGTTTTAAATCTATTTTTCAAAAGATCGCATTGCCTAATTATTAAATCAGCTTCTCCCCATACGTATTTTGTTTGTTCTTTCTTTGTGGCGGCTACATATACTTCGGAACACTGCTCACCGAAAAGGCTTTCTTCGTAAATGCCTACAATAGCAAGGTCTTGAGACTTGGCATTTTTACGCCCTACCTGTAGATATGCAATTCTAAATCTTCTTTTTCTATCTTCTCTTTCCTTCCATCCGTATAGTTGTCCATAAAAAAATTTTTCGTAAATGTCGGGAACTTTAGGTTCTCCAGCTAATGGCCCCTTGGTGTGTTTAAACAATCGCATAAACTTCAAAAATTCCTCTGCCCATTTCTCAACGAAAATGTATTGAGAATTTTTGTCTTTTGATTCTTCTATGTCATTTTTGAACCGTTGGCACGCCCATTTGTGTTTCTTGCACGATAAGATCTTGTCTGATATGCAGTTATCACAGTATTTAAGTAGTTCATCGGTCAATGTCATATCTATAATATACACAAAACTGTCGAAAAACTTTACAACTGTCGATTTTTTTTACATATTGTAAGACTTTCCGACAGTTATATAGTATATTGTAGGTAGGGAGAAGTCATTTTTATGGCGAAAATCAGGTCTGTTTTGCGCGATATTGTTCTTTTGGCAGGCATTTTGAGTGTTGGATATGGCACGTATATCATATATGAACCAATAACTTACATGTTTTTAGGATTAACTTTGATCTATATGAGCCGACCGAAGGGGTAAAATTTGGGATTTTTTGCTGATTTGCTTTGGGAAAAAAGGGATACATTCGGGTTAAGAGGCGAATCGCCATGGTCTTTTGTCGATATGTCGGCTAATCCCACTAAGTCCGGGGCATCGGTTTCGGAAAATACCGCGCTTAGTTTGACCGCCGTTTGGGCATGTATACGCGTGCTCGCCTGGACCAAGGCGTCGCTGCCGCTTATAACCTATCGGAGACTCCCCAAGGGCAAAGAGCGCGCTTATAACAATCCAAAATACAAGCTGCTTCACGACAGTCCGAATCCGGAACAAACATCGTTCGCTTTCAGGTCTCTTATTTCGGTTTGGCAAAACTTGTGGGGCGCCGGACTGGCGGAAATAGAAATCAGAGCCGGAGAACCTTACGCACTGTGGCCGATTCCACCCTGGACCGCAACTCCTACCCTGAAAACCGATAAATCTTTGTGGTATGAAATAAAAGTATCCCCGGGCATTACAAGAATTCTGCCGAGTTATCAGGTTTACGTGCTTCCGTCGCTGCAAACAAGTGCCGATAGTTGGCTATCACCTATCGGAGTGCATCGCGAAACTATCGGGTTGTCGATGGCAATGAACGAATTCGGGGCGAAAACATTCGGACAAGGGACGAATCCGAGCGGAATACTCATGCACCCGGGAAGATTACGCGAACAATCTGAAGAATCTATCAGGGATAAGTTTAAAAAGCAATACGAGGGGCTAAGCAATTCTCACAGATTAATGCTGCTTGAAGAAGGAATGAAATTTGAACGTGTTGGGTTGCCCCCTGAAGATGCGCAATATTTAGAGTCGAGACGATTCTCAATTTACGATATTTGTCGCATCTATTCTGTACCTGCTTTTATGGTCCAGGAGACTGAAAAAAACACTTCGTTCGGTACCGGGATTGAAGAGATGAACCTTGGTATGATCACATATACTATGCGCCCGTACCTGGTTCAAGACGAGCAGGAAATCAAGAAAAAAATCTTTAACGGTGACGATGAATATTTCGCCGAATACAATCTTGACGCGCTCATGCGCGGGCGCACGCTTGAGAGATATCAAGCGTATCAAATAGGGTCGATGCTTGGCATGTGGAGCATTGACGAATTGCGCGAAAAAGAAAACGAGAATCCACTACCGGACGGAAAGGGATCAAAGCACTACGTGCAATTAAATATGCAAGCCGTCGAAGATCCGCCGAAGGTAGTTGAAGGCATTGAAAAGGCAGAAGGAAAATTGACAACAAAAGAACCTGTTGGAGATAGCGAGGGAGAGGATGAATAAAAATGCAATTGTCGATTTTGATATTGACGATGACAGCAAGATAGAATTGAGAGAAGTTGACGGGAAAAAAATGCTTTCTGGTTATGCTGTATTGTGGGAAAAGAAATCTGTACCTATGTATGGCATCAGAGAAAAAATAAGAAAAGGAACGTTTGATGAAACACTGAATAAAAAAGACGACGTCGCTGCATTGTGGAATCACGAAAGAAGCAAGCCATTGGGCAGGGTATCAAATGGGACATTGAGATTAAAACCTGATGATATTGGTCTTGGATTCGAAATTGACATTCCAGAAACTACATGGGGAAGAGATGCTGTTGTCTCTATTCAAAGAAAAGATGTGCGGGGAATGTCATTCGGGATGATACCAAACAAAACGGAATGGGATGAAAATGATCCTAAAAACGTAGTTAGAACCATAATAGGCGCGGAGTTAACTGAAATTTCGCCTTGCACTTTTCCGGCATATCCGCAAACAAAAGTTGTGGCAAGATCTGTTGCGGAAGAATACGACGACTATACAAAAGAAAAAATAGAATGCGAAAGTATTCTTAAACATAGATTAGAAGTTATAAAAACGAAAACAAAAATATTCACAGAAGGAGTATCGGTATGAGGAATATTCCCCTCATGATAGGTGAGCGACAAAAAGTATTGGAAGAGATGAAGCGCATTTGTGAAGTAGCAGAAAAGCGCGAAAGTAAAAAAATGACTACGGAAGAGGCTGATCAATGGACGAAATTAAACGTCCAGACTGACGAAATGGAGGCGGAGATCAAACGAGAACAAACGATGCAGGCGAAAATTGCGGCATCGCCAAATATGGACACGTCGTACAGCGCTCCTCCTGCAGAAAGAAAATTTTCACTAGGTCAATTCGCGCAGGCTATTGCATCGCGTACAGGATTTAGTATCCGCGATCAATCTGGTTTCAGGGGCATCGAATTACGCGCCGCTTCGGGAATGAACGAGGGAACCCCCAGTGAGGGCGGTTACCTGGTGCAGCAGGAGCACAGTACCGAGCTTTTCAAAAAGACTTACGACGCTGCAATACTTGCACCAAAATGCAGAAAGCTCCCTGTAGGGAACGGATTCAATGGGATCACTATGAACGCAATCGATGAGACTTCAAGGGTCTCCGGTTCACGCTGGGGAGGTGTGGTGGGATACTGGCTTGCAGAAGCAGGAGAAAAACTTGCTTCGAAACCGAAACTTCGTCAGATTCAAATGGTTCTCCAGAAATTGGCGGCTCTTTGCTATGCAACAGATGAGTTGATTCAGGACGCAACGAGCCTTGAGAGCCTTATCATGCAGGCATTCCCTGAAGAGTTTTCATATTTGATCGACGACGCGATAGTTCGCGGCGGTGGGGCTGGACAGCCCCTCGGTATACTTAATAGTCCGGCGCTGGTTACTGTAGCGGCAGAAGCGGGGCAGCTTGTCGACACAATCGTATTCGAAAACATAAGCAAGATGTGGGCCCGGATGTATGGCAAATCGAGACAGAACGCAGTGTGGTTGATTAACCAGGAATGCGAAACCGAACTTGATACAATGGCATTGTCTGTTGGTGTCGGCGGTGTGCCTGTTTACCTTCCGGCTAATGGTGTTGCGGGTGCGCCATACGCAACGCTCAAGGGCCGTCCGGTAATTCCCATCGAGCAAGCAAGCGCGCTTGGCAATGTTGGAGATATCATGTTTGTCGACTTATCGCAATACCTGCTGATCGACAAGGGCGGAATCGATGCACAGCAAAGCATTCACGTAAGATTCATCTATGACGAAACCGTGTATCGTTTTGTCATGAGAATCAACGGTCAACCGATGTGGAATAGTCCGCTTACTCCGGCAAGCGGGAGTGTAAATACGCTGTCGCCATTCGTAACGTTGGCGGCAAGGTAAAACAGCAATTACATAAGGAGATCAAATATGGATATTCTTACAGAACGAGTACACGTACTAAACGCCCTTGTACCATTGAATAGGGCAATGAACACAAACAGCGATATCGTAAACTTGACAAACTATCAATCGGTATCGTTTTTTATCCAAAAGGGTGCGGGCGCTGTAGGGACGGCAACTATAACGGTTGACGCATGCGACAATGTTACACCAAGTAACACAGCAAAAGCACCTTTCAAATATCGGCGCAATATCGGGGGCACTGATACTTGGGGCGCAATTACAGCCAGGACGGCGTCTCAGTCGTTTGTCACCACGGCGAATGCCAATGACATGTATGAAGTCATAGTCGACCCCGCTGAAATTGGGGCGGTGGCTGTGAACTCGACATACGGGAATCGTTTTTGCCGTGTCAGTGTGGCGCAAGTTGATGCTACAGCCGTCGACTATGGGATAATCGCCATACTTGGTACGCCGCGTTATCCTCAAAACGTTCCTATAACCGGCATCGCGTAACAGTAATATAAATTGGGGGCAGAAATGCCCCATTTCCAAAGGAGATTAACTATGTCTTATATGCCAGATGTAAAGGGAATTCGAACTACCAATCTTGGTTTGAGGGTAGACCGTGCGACGGCAACTCCCCCGGCGTCGACTACCGGCTCTATTTTTACGGTAACCGGAGGTGTCGTTGCTATTACGCAAATAATCGGCGAGGTAACAACGATTATACAAAACCAGGCGTGTAATTTACACATTACATCTGTACCTACGGTAGGGACGGCGGTTGATATAGGCGCAAATGTAAACATACAAGCGCTCGAAGCCGGTGGGTTTATCGGGCTTACTGGTCTGGGCAGTGACAATGTTCTTGCACCAAATGCGGGGGCCTTGTCCGGAATGCTGAGATGTTTGTACGTGCCCGAGGGAGTAATACAAATACATACCAGTGCGACCAACACTGGAAGTATAAAATGGTCGATATTCTACATTCCTATTGATGAAGGCGCATATATTACCGCTGCATAATATTTAACCGATAGGATTTGTATTATGTCTGTATACACTCAAATAGCCGACGTTACGTCGGCTTTAGTTCCGCACTTAAGGGAAATGAATCAAAATAGCGTGCCTGTTAATGTCGGATTTTACGACGCATGCTCTTTTATTATCCAAAAAGGAGCCGGTGCTTTAGGAACGGCAGAAATAACAGTGGATGCTTGTGATGATTCTATTCCGTCGCATAGCGCTAAGGCGCCTTTTAAATACAGGCGTAATATCGGTGGAAGTGATTTGTGGGGCGCTATTAATAGTTGTGATTCTTCACAATCTTTTATTACTTTACAACACGTAAATGATATGTATGAAATCATAGTACAGCCGAGAGAAATAGGAATAACGATTGTAAATGGCGCTCAAAACAATGCTTATTGTCGGGTACATATCGAATCTGTAAACAATCAACCGGTTAACTATTCGATTTACGCAGTATTGACCGGACCACGATATCCACAGGATGTGCCGATTATAGACGGATGCGACGATGGAACCACAACAACCGCAGATCCGACAACTACAACAACGGTTGGGCCTACAACGACACCGGCTCCAAAAGGAATCCCGACTACAACGAGTACATCAACCGTGGCGCCGACCACGAGTACCAGTACCGTAGCGCCGACAAGTACCAGTACATCAACCGTGGCGCCGACCACAAGTACCACCGTGGCACCGACCACGAGTACCAGTACCGTAGCGCCGACAAGTACCAGTACATCAACCGTGGCACCGACCACGAGTACCAGTACCGTAGCGCCGACAAGTACCAGTACATCAACCGTGGCGCCGACCACAAGTACCAGTACTTCGACCGTGGCGCCGACAAGTACCAGTACGTCAACCGTAGCGCCGACAAGTACCAGTACTTCGACCGTGGCGCCGACAAGTACCAGTACTTCGACCGTGGCGCCGACAAGTACCAGTACTTCGACCGTGGCGCCGACAAGTACCAGCACTTCGACCGTGGCGCCGACAAGTACCAG